GATAGAAGATGGCAAAGCAAAACATTGAGAAAACTCCACCTAAAGGTGACATTAAGTTTTCATTGACTCTTTCAGAAGAGCAAAAACGTGCTAAAGAATTAATTTTACAAAGACCCTTTAACTTTGTTATAGGTCAAGCAGGATCTGGTAAAACTCTATTAGCCGTACAGATAGCATTAGATATGTTATTTAAGAGACAGGTAAACAAGATTGTTATTACCCGACCTACTGTGTCTACAGAAGACAATGGTTTTTTACCAGGTTCAGAAAAAGAAAAGATGGAACCTTGGTTAGTGCCTATTAAGTCTAATATCCGTAAGGTTTATAACAAACCCGAGATTCTTACTAAACTAGAAGAAAATGAATCTTTAGAGTTAGTATCTCTTACGCACTTTAGAGGTAGAACATTTGAAGATTGTGTATGTATTATAGATGAGTTTCAAAACTTAACTAAGGCTCAATTGCAGATGTGTATAGGACGTCTAGGTAAAAATGCTACAATGATTTTTACAGGAGACTCACAACAAATAGATTTAAAATTTAAAAATGACTCAGCTATTCATGATATAGCAAAACTTGATAAATCACAATGGGTAAATAAAATTATCCTACATGATAATCATAGACATGAGTCATTAAATGAAATCCTAAGACTTCTTAATGAATACTAATTTTATAGACATACCTACTTGGGAAAATGGTACCTGGACTGTAACATCTTTTGACACAAGAGAGGTTTACACTGAGTTTGTTGTTTCTATTTTTAAAGAACCTGGTCAATATGGATTTGATGAGACTAGCTTTTTGTTCAATGAGCAGGCTAGACTATTTAATAAAAATGGAATATATTGCACATCACCTCAAGGAAGTAAAGACTATAAAATATATTGGGATCATGAGAAGAATAAGTGCAGATATGGTGTAATCTTTAAAAATGAGGGTAAGACTTGGTACTTGCCAAGAGATTACTACATGTGGTTGAACTTCTTACCTATCTTTAACAAGGAGATTCAGAAGTTTGGTTTCGCGGATGTACGCGATGCTCAGTATCACATGGCACTATATGAGTTATTAGCTGAGTTACATTATAAGCATAGTTCTATTTTAAAGAAACGTCAGATAGCTTCGTCATACTACCATATGGGTAAGATGATTAATCAGATCTGGTTTGAGGAAGGTATTACATTAAAGGTTGGTGCTAGTCTTAAAGACTATATCAATGATAAAGGTTCATGGAAGTTCTTGAATGAATATGAAGCATTCTTGAATAAACATACAGCTTGGTACCGTCCTATGAACCCAGGGAAAGTTTTACTATGGCAACAAAAGATTGAAATAGTACAAGGTCCACAGAAGCGTAAAACAGAAGTAGGTCTTAAAGGTGTACTTCAAGGTATGTCTTTTGAAAAAGATCCTACAAATGGAGTAGGGGGACCTTGTAAATACTTCTTCCACGAGGAGGCCGGTATTGCTCCTAAGATGGATACTACCTTTGAGTATATCCGTCCTGCTATGAGATCAGGATTTGTTACTACAGGTATGTTTATTGCTGCAGGTTCTGTGGGTGACTTGGATCAGTGTGAACCTCTAAAGGAGATGACACTAAGACCTGAGCCTAATGATATCTATGCTGTAGAGACCAATCTTATAGACTCTAAAGGTACACTAGGAAAGTCTGGTTTATTTATTCCAGAACAGTGGTCTATGCCACCTTTCATAGATGACTTTGGTAACTCTAAAGTAGAAGATGCTTTAAAAGCTTTAGATGAACAGTTTGCTAAATGGAAAAAAGACCTTAGTCCTGAGCAATATCAGTTACGTATTTCTCAGCATCCTAGAAACATTGAGGAAGCTTTTGCTTATAGAAAGGTGTCTATCTTCCCACTAAACCTTATAGGTGCGCAGATGCGTAGAATTGAAGACAAGGTTTACAGCACTGAATATTTAGATATCTATAGAGATGAGAAAGGTGATGTTGCTGTAAGGTCTACAAATAAATTACCTATTAGTCAGTTTCCAGTAGACAAGAAGATGGAAGATAAAACAGGTACTTTGGTATGTTATGAAAGACCTGTTAAGGATCCTGAGTTTGGGATGTACTATGCGTCTATCGACCCCGTTGGAGAAGGTAAAACTACAACATCTGAATCATTATGTTCTATATATGTATATAAAACAGCTGTTGAAGTAACTCGCAATGATGGTGAAAAACTAGAAACATTTATAGAAAAAGATAAAATAGTAGCAGCTTGGTGTGGTCGTTTTGATGACATTAATAAAACACACGAGAGATTAGAGATGATTATAGAATGGTATAATGCCTGGACTATAGTCGAAAATAATATTCCTCAGTTCATCACACATATGATGAATAAGAAGAAACAAAGATACTTGGTACCTAGAACTCAAATCATGTTCCTAAAAGATATTGGCGCTAATGCTAATGTGTTCCAAGAATATGGATGGAGAAATACAGGTACACTATTTAAGAGCCACATGCTTAGTTATGCTATTGAGTTCTTAAAAGAAGAATTAGATCAGGAAATTAAACCTGATGGTGAAATAGTTAAAACTATATATGGTGTAGAACGTATACCCGATCCTATGTTGCTTACTGAAATGGCAGCATATCAAGAGGGGTTAAACGTCGATAGACTAGTTTCCTTTGCAGCTCTTGTAGCCTTTGCTAAAGTTCAACAAGCAAATAGAGGTTATAAAAAGAGATATGAAGAAGTAGGAACGCCTAAAAACTTGGATAAACGAGATAATTTCAGTAAATTAAATATGAGCCCGTTCCGTCACATGGGAGGTTCTGGTTCAAGATTTAATGGAATGAAGATACCAAAACAACCTTTTAGAAATTTAAGATAATATGCAGATATATAATGCTATGCAGCTCAAGAATGGAGCTAAGACAGAGTACAACAGAATGGGTACTCTTAATCAGCCTATTCAGTTTTTGCCTAAGTCTAAGAAAGATGAAGAATGGGCTGCGTGGAACCTAGACTGGTTAGAATGGGAAGGCCTTAAAACTGTACGTAGAAATGCGCGCAGACTTATGAAGAATTACAAGTTAGCAAAAGGTATCATTGACAAACATGATTACATCATTGAAGAAGATAATGAGTATGGTGATTTAGTAGATGTACTTACTAAAGAAGATGCTTCCGCCTTAGAACTTAAGTTTTATCCCATCATTCCTAATGTAGTAAACACATTAGTAGCTGAGTTTGCTAAAAGATCTACTCGTGTATCATATACAGGTGTAGATGAGTTCTCATATAATGAGATGCTTGATGCTAAGAAATCTCAAGTTGAAGAAGTACTACTAAAAGAAGCAGAAGCTAAACTAGCCTCAAGACTTCAGAGTATGGGTATGGATATCAACTCTGAAGAATATCAACAACAAACTTCTCAAGATGCCGTAAAAGCTTTACCAGGAATTCAAGAATTCTATAGCAAAAGCTATAAGAGTATGGTAGAGCAATGGGCAGAACATCAACATAAAAATGATGTTGAACGTTTCAAAATGGATGAGTTAGAAGAACTAGCTTTCCGTGATATGCTTATTACAGATAGAGAGTTCTGGCATTTCCGCATGATGGATGATGACTATGATGTAGAGTTGTGGAATCCAGTTCTTACTTTTTATAATAAGTCTCCTAACTCTCGTTATATTTCTCAAGGTCAGTGGGTAGGTAAGTTTGACATGATGACTGTAGCTGATGTTGTTGACCGCTATGGTTGGTTAATGACTGAAGAACAGATGTCATCATTAGAATTAATTTATCCTGTACGTTCTGCCGGATATCCTATTCAGGGTTACCAAAATGATGGTAGTTATTATGACGCTACTAAGTCGCATGACTGGAATACTAATTTGCCTTCTTTAGGTTACAGACAATACACATCTATGTGGGATAACTCCATGTATGGTGGTGATATTGTAAACTGGATCATGTCTGAAAACGAAGACTATTATGATTTAGGAAACAGTAACCTTTTAAGAGTAACTACAGCATACTGGAAATCTCAACGTAAAGTAGGACATTTAACTAAGATTGATGATAACGGTAATGTTACTGTAGATATTATAGATGAGTCTTATAAAGTAACTGATAAGCCTATTTATAATCTTGATTTGATGAAGAATAAAACCAAGGATAACTTAATCTTTGGTGAACATATAGACTGGATCTGGATTAATGAAGTATGGGGCGGTGTTAAGGTAGGACCTAATAGACCTACATTCTGGGGAACAAATAACCCTGGTGGTATTAACCCTATCTATTTAGGTATTAATCAAAATAGAATTAAGCCTTTAAAGTTTCAGTTCAAAGGTGATGAGAGTTTATACGGATGTAAACTTCCAGTAGAAGGTTCTATATTCTCAGATAGAAATACAAAATCTACATCTTTGGTAGATTTAATGAAGCCTTTCCAAATAGGGTACAACATTGTAAATAATCAGATAGCTGATATTCTTGTAGATGAACTAGGTACAGTAATCTTGTTAGATCAGAATGCTCTACCTAGACATTCTTTAGGAGAAGATTGGGGAAAGAACAACTTAGCAAAAGCTTAT